TCAAGTGTACGCCGAGGGAAGCGAACGGTCGCATAAATAATGAGACCATTCTACTAAGGATTATTAAATGACAAATGTTTTCGAGTTTCCAAAAAACAAAATCGTCCGAGAAGTCCAGCCGCATATAGAAGAGATTGAAGCGGCAAAAGAAAAGGGCCGCCAAAACTTTGCTGATGGAATTTTAGTTGACTTTATTGATGGAACTTTATCACTACTTGAAAACTATGGCATTGAAACAGAAGGTCCTGAATTTGAAAAGGACTTTTCGTTTACTGTAGAAGCAATCAAGTCAACTATCTATCGTTCATTATCTCTCAAGCATCATTTACATGACTTCATCGAAAAAAGTGTGATCATTGTGAAAAAGGGTGAAACCTTAGATACAGAACTAACATTGCCAGAAGAAAGCGGCGATATCGTGGTTGAAGATGCCAACGATATTGGAATACTTGACAACGCAGACTGATTACTATATACTTACGTAGTAATAAAGGACAATATTATGGCAATCTTGATAGACCTAAATCAGGTTCTAATTTCTAATTTGATGCAACAGATTAATTCCAGTCCAAAAATGGAACTGGAAGAAAATCTGATTAGGCATATGGTACTCAACAGTCTTCGTTCATATATTAAACAGTTCAAGTCCAAGTATGGTGAAATCATCATTGCTTGTGACTCTAAGAAGTATTGGCGGAGAGAATACTTTCCTTTCTATAAGTCTAATCGTAAAAAGGATCGTGAGAAGTCCGATCTTAACTGGACTCTAATCTTCGAAACTCTGAACAAGATTCGGGACGAACTAAAAGAATATTTCCCATACAAGGTGATTGATGTTGAGGGTGCTGAGGCCGACGATATCATCGGCGTCTTGGCTCCAAGACTGGCTTCTAGTGGTGAAGTTCTTATTCTTTCCTCTGATAAAGATTTTGTTCAGTTGCAGAAGTATCAGAATGTCACTCAGTATAGCCCTATTCTAAAGAAGTTCATTCAAGTGGATGATCCTAAGCAGTATGTGAAAGAGCATATTATCAAGGGCGACAGAGGCGATGGTATTCCAAACTTTTTGTCTCCCGATAACGTTTTTGCTCTTGGTGGCAGGCAGAAATCTATAAATACCAAGAAGCTGTCTGAGTGGCTTAATCAGAACCCAGAAGATTTCTGTACGAACGAAATCCTTCTAAGGGGATATAAGCGCAATCAGATGTTGGTCGATCTTGATTTTATTCCAGAAGCCTTGAAGGCCTCTATCGTAGAAAAATATGATAGCACTAAAACTGGCAGCAAACAAAAGATGATGACCTACTTTATCGAAAAAAGAATGAAAAACCTAATTGAAGTTTTGGATGAATTTTAATGAAACAGAACATGTATGAGATTTTTATGGATTTTGAACGCGCACCAGATCGCGCAGCCAAAATCGCAGTATTGCAAAAGAATGCTAGACCAGCATTACTGGATGTATTGCAAGGGGCATTTCATCCTGCAATAAATTTTGTTATCAAGTCTAAGCCATCTTACAGGAGGTCAGATGCTCCTCCTGGTATGGGTTATTCTACGATTGATGTGGAGCTGAAAAGAGTATATCTATTTGTTGAGGGGTCAACAAAGGCTCCAAAAACTTTGACAGACATCCGCCGTCAGCATATTCTAATTCAAATTCTAGAGGCTCTTGAAGCGAAAGAAGCTGATGTGTTCATGAACATGCTTCTCAAGGATTTGAAAGTAAAAGGACTAACGTACAAGATTATTCAGGAAGCTTTTCCTGGACTTTTACCGTAATGTGAATATTGGTTGGCTTTTAGTATGTCATTTTACTCAAAGGCACAAAATGGCAAAAAGAAAATATCGTACAAAACTAGAAAAAGTTATGAACGAAAATTGTGAACTGACCTACGAAACAACGGTTGAGGATTGCCAGAGATGGTTCAACATCCTCAACCGCGAACTATTCAATGAATCCCTCCCACAGGTTGATGAGATCGACATCCGCTGGCGCAGAGGCGCCCATGCGTGGTATGATTATGATCAGACCAATCCCGGCTCTGGTACAGCAAAGTTGCTCATGAACAAGCGATACAAATCAAAACAGTTTTTCGTTGAAGTGTTGGCCCACGAAATGGTTCATCACTATCAATACATCTATAACGAGGAAGTTGGTCACGGGTCTTCGTTTCTAAAATGGCGTGACAAGTTTAACAAGAAAGGTTTGAATTTATCAAAGGCGTATTGACATGAAGTATAAGAAGAACTATTATGGTACTAATGAAGATCATGATGATGAAGACTATTCAGAATTTAGAAAGGGCAATAAACGCCGTCCTATCCGCAATTGGACAAAAGTTTATACCGAACATTCCGATGAGGCGGATGAAATAGACGATTTTTATAGTAACCATAAAAGTTACAGATGACGTAACGTAAGGAGGTATGTTTCCAGAGCATACCTGCTATGCGTATGAAAAGCTTGAATTTCTAGTTCCGACCCTTTATATCCAGGTCATCAGACAATAACTGGAGACTTCGCCTATGGCTATCGCTTGGACAGTCCAGCACAATGGCTTCTATGACTCCCAGACCGACTGGGCTGGCTATGTGCTTGAAAAGAAACATGATTCCAGCTATCGGATCATGTCCGATGTATGGGGTTCGGCCGACTGGGCTATCGTTTGGGACGCTCAGGAGAAGCGCGCCAAGCATGTACTGGTCAACGTGTACGATATGAACGGACCCGACTGGAAACCCGTCCAGATCACTGTGGACGCGACCGATGAGGTCAAGCAGGCTTACCGTGACTGGAAGATCGGGCTTTACTTCCAAGACCTTGTAAACAAAGCAGAATATGAGGCCCGCCAGATCCAGAAGGGTACTATCGCTAAGGTTGTAAAGGGCAAGAGCGGTAAGGGCACTATCGGAAAGGTTGTAGTTCAGATGGATGCAACCTATGGTATGGGTTGGCGCGCCTCCGTTGAAAAGAAGCTGGCTATCGCCACCTCTGACGTTAAGGTCAAGAAGGCCTTACGTAACGGTAAGGTTGCAGAGGTCTACCAGGACGTGGTGTGGGCCTGGCAGCGCAACTGTGAGCGGGTTGATATCACGCCCGTCAACAAGGACGCTCTCCGGAAGCAGGCTGAGGAGATGGTCGCTAGGGCTGCCTGACGGAAGCCGACAAGCGCCTGGCACGCTCCAGGCGCTTTCATTTTTTCTTAATGATTTCAATGACTTAGCTATATCAAATTTGTCAATCTTTTCAAGGGCTTAGATATGCGTTCGGCGCATAGCACTATTCGGTTTTTGCATGAGGTTTACCCTTGTAGTCCGAGGTCAGAATCACTATATCCAGTGTATGAGAAGAGAGAGAAGTATGACCGACACTGACCGATTGATCCGCGAGTTTCTTGCGCGTGGTGGTTGTATCAACGTTCTCAAGTCCAGACTGCCCAAGTATCGCCCGCAAAAGTATATGCCCGTCACTTCTAAGCGGCAGACTTACAGTCAGGCGCCGGATCGACCGGCTGGGTATCGTAGTGTGGATTATGAGCGGGTTGGCAATAACGCCAGCGGCTACAACACCAAGTATATCATGAACAAGGAGTTCTAATGACGTCTCGTAAGATCAAGATTCCTGATGCCGTCACTCGGCACGAAAATGTCAATGTCCGCTGTGCGGTTCAGCAGCTTATGCTGGCTGTTACCGCGGCCGAGAAGGGCGATCTTGAGAATATGGCTACCTTCATCCGCCTGGCTCACATGTTTGAGCAGGATATTCCCTCTAACATCCGCTTCGGAGAAACTCATTAATGGCTAAAGCCAAAGAAAAGAAGACCATCCCGATTGATGCGCTTCTGGAGTATGCAAACGGCTATCTGGCTGCCGACTATCCTGACGGCGACTCGGTCGCTTCGGTCGCTCGGCGCACCGGTCTGATTGATCTTCTAGAGCAGGCGCTGGTCACCGCGAACCGATATCGCGGCTTCTCGTATCTTGACGAAAAGGCCATCACCAAGTCTAAGCCGGGCATTCGCTGGACCCGTGACAAGAACGAATGCCTAGTTGACACCGATCCAACTCGTAGGAGGTATGCATGAGTGCTTACAAAGATTTTCTAATTGGCGTTGAAGAATTGGTCTACACCGCCATGGAAAAAGGCTTTACTGATGCGGATGGCATTTATGCCTACGTTTACATGTATGAGCCTAGGGTTGACATGTTTACCGTCAAAACCATTCTGGAGCAGATTCTCTGGGATGACTATGCGATGCAACCTGAAAGTGCTTGACAATGCCTAGTGTTCCTGCTAGGATTTCTTCCGTTAAAAACACATACACACAAAGGAGTTAATGTATGGCTAAGATTGCTGGTCGTGAAGTTCGTGGTGAGTTTCTTGCTCTCCAGTTGTTTGAAATCGGTAAGGCGGTCACTCCGTCTGAGATTAATACCCATGTCGGCTACGGCGATTATGCTGCAAAGTATATTTCGTTCCTCAAGAACCGTCATGGTTTTGAGTTCAGTGTTCAGAAAGACGGCCGTGCGGTCGTGTCTTATACTCTGATCGCTGAGCCTGCCAATGCTGCTGAGGTTCGCGCCCGCGCGGACGCGAAGGCAGCTAAGGTTGCTAAGGCGGCTAATGCCGTGTTCACCAAGGCCGCTAAGGTCGCAAAGACGAAGGCGTCTAAGCCTGTCAAGGTGCGGCAGTCCAAGCAGACCGCTTCGGCGCCTGTCAAGAAGGCTGCTCGTCAGGTTCTCAAGGACGCGGCTGACAAGCAGGCCGATGCTTTGCTGGCTGAACTTAACATGAAGAACGCTGGTGAGTATGCTGGTGGTACCTACTCTGTTGATCCTGACTGGGACAGCATGGACGGTATCGATGTGGCTAACTTCCTCAAGTAAGGAGATGTAAGTGTTTAAAGACAAAATGGAAGATAGCGCCGCGATGCTCGGCGCTATTCTTGGTACACTGTTGATTGTAGCCATCGCACCACTAATCTTCATGTGGGCATGGAATCAGTTGTTCGGTACATTCCTGACGATTGAGTATACATTCTGGAACTGGTTAGCGGCTCTTGTTCTGACTGGTGGCGTGACTTACCGAAAGATTAAGTGATGTTTAGACGCCAACTCATGGCAGGGTTGACAGCCCTGCCATTTTTTGCTATTGTTGCTAATGCTGCGGCAAAAAATCATGCTGTCTGGAAAGTGCCGCCTGGCGTAAGAAAGATCCGTGTTCGCTCATGGAGTCCAGACGGCGAACCTGATATTGATCGAACACTGAACGTCGAACCTGGCGAAGTGTTCCGTATTGATGCAATTGAGGATTAGATGAACATATTCGCAATCGATAAAGATCCGATTCAGTCTGCAATGTGGATGGTGGACAAGCATGTGGTCAAGATGATCCTTGAGACTGCACAACTTTTGTCCACCGCTCATCGCATTCTAGACGGCACGGAATACATCGACAAGACCAAGACTGGTCGCAATGTAAAGCGTTGGCGTTTGCCTGATGAGCGTGAACAGCATCTATACTCTGCC